AACAGGGATGATGCCCGAGCTCTGGCCCTCGATCTTCTTGATCGGTGCGCCCGATTCGCGAATGTTCGACAGATTAAGTGCAACACCGCCACCACGCTTCGATAGCTGCAACGACGAGTTGATTGCACGAGAGATCGACTCCATGTTATCCTCGGTACGAAGCAGGAAGCACGAGACGAACTCACCACGCTGCTTCTTGCCTGCGTTCAGGAAAGTTGGAGTTGCTGGCTGGAAGCGACCCGAGATAATCTCGTCGATCAGCTTCTTAGCCACCTTGATATCACCCTGTGCTAGTACAAGCGCATTCATGACTACGCGGTCCTCGAAACGCTCGAGGTAGCGAGTGCCATCGAACGTCTTCAAGGCGTACGAAGTATAGAACTTGTATGCTCCCATAAACGCCTCAAAGCGGTGCTTGTGAGCGTAGGCCTGCTGGAATGCTGCCTTGACGTCCTCAAAGCTGTACTGGTCTAGCACAGACCGGTCGTAGTAGTCGTGCTCAACCAGGTAGTTAAGCTTCTCCTCCAGGCTGTGGAAGAACACAGTGTTCTGGTTAACGTGGTCAAGGAAGTATGATCGTGCCGCCTCCTTGTCCTTGTGCAACTGAAGCTTGCCCTCTGAGTCCCAGAGGTTGATCATTGCGTTTAGTTCATGGTAATTATAGTTGTTTTCCATTTGACTCCTTTTTGTGTGTTAGTTTACAAGCTGCATGATCTGATCCATGCGGAATCCGCTCCAGTGCTTGTCGCCAGCGATAACTACTGGTGCTGCCTGGTAGCCAAGCGAACGAACGAGCTCCATTGCTGCTGCATCCTCCGAAAGATCCACCTCGTTAAAGGCAATGTTCTCTCGCTTGAGTAGGCGCTTGGTGCTGTCGCACTGAACGCACGATGGTAGTGAATATACGGTTACATCCATGGTTTTCTCCTTTGCTGAAATTTTGACGGAAGAACATTATAGCACAACACCAGCACAAAAGAAAACCCCCCGACCCGAAGGTCGAGGGGTAATTCTTTGGGCTTAGTTATTAAGCGCCAGCACCAGTCGAAGCGATGGTACCGGTTGGCATGATCATGCCACCAGTTGCGATGTGACGGATTCGCATCTCGAAGTCGTCGTTGTCGAACGAACCTTCGCGAGCAGGAACCTGACCGCCACCGATGTAGAGACCGCCGTTAGCCTTAACGCGGAGCTCTGGCGACTCGTAACCACGGAGGAAACCAAGAACAACACCTGGGTTGAGGGTGTCCGAAGGAACCGGGATCAAGAACCAGTAGTTGTCCGAGCTGGCGTTGATCTTCTTCAGCCATGGGTTGACGACAACCTGGATGTTTGCGGCAATTGGGTTGCCCGAAACAGTCGAGGTGACGGTGTCGCCCGAGGTGACCTCAGTGCGGACCTGCTGGATTGCCAGGATCTTCTTAGCGGTCATTTCGAGACCAGCGTTAACAACCAGTACGAAACGGCTGAACGGAGTGATGGTCTTGCCGTTGTAGGTCTGGACGTTAGCTGCAACGATAGCTGCCTCAAGCGACTCTAGGGTCAGAGCTGGGTTGCCAGCCAGAAGGTTCTGGTTAGCGGTCTTGAAGTTGCCGGTGTTGAGGCCGGTTGCCGAGACGAGCTGCTTGGTAGCCTCTTCGTCTTCCTTGCCAGCAGCCTTGCGAGCAAGCTCGAGAGGCAGACGCTCAAGGATCGAGATGTTGTTGTCGTTGACAATCGACTCCCACGAGAAGCGGATACGCGAACCCGACTTCTTGACTGCGAACTCAGCCTCGCTGAACGAGAACCAACCAGCAGTTGGGTACTCGTCGTACTCGCCAACGGTGGGCAGCGAGCCCTCGCGGAACTTGTCACCCATGTTGTCAACACCCTCGTCCTCGTAAGCGAGGTTCATGTAGTTGACTGGGCGGAAGTCGTCAACAACGAGCTTCTGAGCGAACGAACCCCAGACCTTTGGCTGGTCTGCGTAGTTCTGAAGCATGATCTTGTTGATGGTTGGGGCCAGCTGCACAGGGAGGTCGCTGGTTGCAATGCCTTCGCGGAGCTTGAGCTGGTCGCTCTTGTCGCCACGGATTGCGCCTTCGAGGAGCTTAGCTGCCTCGACCTGACGTGAAGTAATGTTTTCCATAATTTATCCTTACGCTGCTGCCGGTACCAGGCGGACGAGAACATCGCCAGCAGTGGTGGTCGACTTAGCCTTGATAGCGTGACCGATGAACTTGTTACCCGAAGCGGTAGCGTTAACAACGCCAGCCGAGGTCAGGTAAACGTTTGCGCCAACGGTGAATGCAGCCGACGAGGTCAGCTTGAAAACGCCATCGAGCTTGAGGGTTGCGTAGGTGTTGCCATCCTCGCCAGTCACAGCGTCCTGCTGTGCTACGCCAACAACCTGACCGACCTGTACCAAGTCGCCCGAAACAACGGTGCTCGCTACAGGGAAGACCAGCTCACTGGCTACTTTGTAAATCTCGTTAAGAGCCATTTACTTTTTCCTTTTCTTACTTACCAGCGATACGGCCGACGATAGCGTCGAGCTCGTTTGCAGGGGTGTTGGTGGTCGAAGCTTCCTCGATCTTGCCGAAAGTGGCAGCGGTCGAAGTAGCAACAGCAGCCGACTCGCTAACCGAGGTGACATATGCCTTCTCGTCTGCGATGATCTCGTCTGCGGTCTTGGTGTTTGCCTCAGCCTTGAGGGTCTCTACTACGCGAGCGAGGGCAACCTTTGGGAGGCCCGACTCGTGGAGCTTAGCAGCGAGGTCGACTGGGTCGATCTCTGGCTCAGCCTCAACGGCCTCGCCCTCTACGCCCTCTTCAGCCTCAGCAGGCTTGGCAGCTTCTGCCAGAACCGACACAGACTCAATTACAGGCGAGAGTGCCTCAACGAAGGCGGTCTTGAGGTCAGCGATTGCAGCCTCAAACTCTTCCTTGGTAATGGACATTCCATTTCCTTCCGATAGGGATTCTGCAACCTGTTCGGTTTCAGCATCGTTCCTGGTGTAGCTCTCAAGCAGTGACAAGAACTTGCCACCGGCTCCGGCTACGGTAACTACATCTACGCTGGTCAGTGGATCTGCGACTAGCGACTCGATGATTGGGCCTTGGCGACCCTCTGCCTCACCCATTACGGCAGAGCCCATGGCGTGAATAGACAGACCTACATCGCCAGCCATCTCCTTGATGATCGGAGCGTAGTGGGAGTAGAATTCAATTTCGGCAACAAGGCCGTTCTCAGTAAAGTAAGCGTCCGAAACAAGCTTTCCAGCTAGCTTCTCAACGTTGCGCTCTGGGCGATCGTTGGCTTCTGAAACTGAAGGGTGGTTCATAAAAACCTTAGTACCCTTGGTAAATACGTTTGGACCGTAGTGTGCGAGCATATCAGGGCCGTAGTAGCCTGAGCTACCCCAGCCAGCCTCAATAACCTTCACCTTCCACTTGTTGCCCTTAGATGGTGCAGCAAGCGAGAAGTCCAGACTCTCAGTGAGTTGAGTGGTCATAAATTCTCCATAGCGTTGTAATGCTAGGTTCAATTATAGCACACACAATAATTACGCGATTGGTGCGGCGTCAGCCTTGCGGGTATCGTTCGTGTTATCCTGGGTCGAACCGACTGCTCCGCTGTTTCCCTGTGATGGCACAACGCTGCTACCGGTACTTGCTGTACCGTTCGCAGTGCCGTTGGCAGTAGGTAGATCTGCTCGCATCTTCTTAATGTCGAGAGCCTCTACGATAGCGTCACGCAGCTCGTCTTCCCACAGGGCACCGGCCTCGTAAGCCAGGATCAGGGACTGTGCAACTCGCTGTGAGGGCTCGGTCTCGATCTTCGGCCAGTTAATGTCAACGTCCTTGACGCCCATGAAGTTAAGAATGCGCTGGTAGAACAGGGTCCAGACGTGCTGGCGAGCTTCCATTGCCTTGAGGGTTGGAACGTCCAGGGTCTGTGCAGTACCGTAGGCACCCGATGAACCTGGGTCCGAAAGCAGTGCGACTACCGATACCTCAAGTGCCGATGCAACCATCGAGCCTAGAGGGCGTCCATCGCCAAGATCTACTGATCCTGCACGAGGTAGCGACGATAGTTCCATGTTGTCGCCAACTACAGCAGTCGATCCGGCGGTTCCACCGTTTGCGATCGCTGCAGCAGCAGCCTGGCCACCAGTCTTGGTCTTTGACTTGAGCTGCCATGCGAACATGCTCAGAGCCTTCAGCATACGCGATCCGTCCTTGAGGAACTCGTTGTATGCGTGTGCCCATGGCAGAGCTGGGAACGCGTCAGGGATACCCCATACGTTGCCAGCTCGACGGTTAACGCGGCTAGCAAACATGCGGAAGTTAAGATCTACAGGCTGGTCCTGGATTCGGCCAACGTAGCGGCCATTGATTGGAGTGTAGGTGTCAGCAGGATACCAGACGTTCATCTGCTGTTCCTTTGCACTGGTGCCACCAAGGTCTTGAGCCTTGCGAGTCCAGGTACGACGGAAGTACCATACGTCTTCGTCGTCGTCAGGGTTAGTTACAACAGCGGTAACCTGGTCGAATGGCACACGCTGGAAAGTCTTAGTGCCTACGTTGCCGAGAACAAAGAACTGTCCATCGGTGAAGTGGCTGCGCTCGTTAATTACCTGCGCCTCTGGGCTGAACAGAACTTCCTGGTTCTGTGGCAGGTCGAAGATCTTCTTAAAGCGAGGCTGCAGATTACCGAACTCAACTCCGCGCCCGAAGATGTAGCTGGTTCGCAGGCCGCAGCCTCGCTTAAGGAGTGGATTACCCTCGCTAGTCTCGCGAATGCGAGCAGCAGCCTTCTGCAATTCGTCGAGGGTGAAGCTTCCGTTTGAGGTAGCACTGCTTACAGTGTTCCATCCGGCATCGTCAAACGCAAGAATAGCCGAGGCCATGCTCGAGTAAGACTCACGAAGGAGTTCGTTCTCCTGGCTCATTGCCGAAAACTCTTCAGAAAGCTTCTTAAAATCCATTTATTTTCCTCAATTTTTGTGGTAAAACGATATTATCGTGTCTTACCAGGACCAACCCGAGAGGAATGGGTCTCTTGAGTCAAGCTCAAGGTGGTCGAATGTCACCAGATCGCCAGGCTTTTTATCAGCGTATGGCGAGGAGATGATCTTACTGAGGTCTGCAGTGGCGTAAACCAGCGCATCCAAGTGGTCCGGAGATTTAACTCCGCGTGATCGCATGTCATCCTTTGATTCAATCTGGATTGCACCCTTCTGAGTGAACTTATATTGAATCATCAGCAGCTCTTCTAGAAGAACCTTGTCGTCCGGATCAAGGTCAACTTTACCCGACGATAGGCCTTCCTTAAGGTTGTCATAGTTCGCTGCACGAGCGTTGAGCCAGCGCATTTTGTCAGGAGATGCAGCGGAACCCAGCATAGATATAACAAGGT